CTTTATCAGATTAAGTTTCCGCAATGTCCTCACGGCTCCGGTGGTAGCCAGCGGATGGACCACCACATAACCAGATAGATTGTTAGAACCAGGAGTGTTACTATGTCAAGATATATTCAAGAGGCTATTAAGCCAGAAAAGAAACCTAAAAAAGAAAAAGAAAGAGAAATGCCTAAGGTAGGTAAGTATTCTGTAGAGGATTTACAACCAGAGAAAACAACTAACTGGTCGAGAGGATCTGTAAATGGCTAGCATAGGATATAAAGAAAAAGTAACTGATGATCAGCTACATAACTTAATAGAATCAGGAATTGAAAACTCAACTGGTGATTGGCTTAATTCGTCTGATCTTTCTGAAGAAAGACAGAAAGCAACTTACGAATTTGCAGGTGTCCCAGAGTATCACTTATCTCCACAAGGCGTATCAACAATAGTTGACACATCTACAACAGAGGTTGTTGAAGCTTACACAGCTATATTATCAGATTTATTTTTATCTAATGGTAAGCTAGCTAGATTTATACCAATGGATGATAATGCTACAGCATTTAAAAACGCTCACAACGCAAGTCTTATTACTAACTACGCAATCTTTAAACAAAACAAAGGTTGGGAATTACTACAGACTTGGTTTAAGTCCGCGCTTCTATGGAAGAACGGTGTAGTTCGATGGGACTATATAGAAGATTCTTTTGTTAAAATAGAAGAGTACGATGAGATAGGTCAACAAGAACTTGATATGCTTTTATCCGATGACAACGTAAACATTATTGGTGAACTAGAATTTAAAAACAAGTTAGGTGAAATAAACGCTCCAATGAATATGGATGCTGGTTCTGGAGATACTTCTTTAGTATATATTAATGTTCGTATTAGCAGAACAACTAACAAGTCTAGAGTCAAAATAGAAAATATACCACCTGAATCATTTAGAATATCTCGTGATGCAGAGTGTATTGAAAGTGCTAACTTTGTAGGCATTCAATCTGAAATGACTAGATCTGAAATGAGAAAGTACTGGCCAGAAAAAACTAGTTCTTTAACTGAGGAAGACTGGCACGAACTTAATAACGACGAAACATGGCTTGGTGGTACCTCTTATACTGAAGAAGCTTCAGCTAGAAAGATGGTTACAGGTCAAGAATATTGGAAAGGATCTGCAGCTGGCGGAGGCGCAGAGCTTCTTGAAGCAAGCAGACCTGTAACAGTAACAGAGTGTTGGATACACGTAGACCGAGACGGCGATGGTATAGCAGAACTAAAACATGTCATCACAGCAGGTAATAATATTTTATTTGAAGATGATGTGGACATTGTTCCGCTTGCATCTATTACACCTATTGATATCCCGCATGAGTTCTATGGTCTGTCCATGGCAGACTTTACTCGAAGCGCAACACTTGCATCTACAGCTATATTAAGAGGATTTGTTGAAAATACATACTTAACTAATTACTCTCCTAAGCTAGCAGATCCAAATGTTGTTGACTTCTCTGCGTTACAAAACATGAGACCAAAACAAATCATACCAACTAACGGTAATCCTAACGGTGCAGTAGCCGCGCTACCTCCTGAAGCTATGGCTGCAGGAACAGTACCTCTACTAAATCACTTGCAAATAATTAAAGAGCAAGCTACTGGTATGAGTAAAGCTGCTCAAGGCTTAAATGATTCATTGTATATATCTGGTAACTCTGAAGCTAAAGTAGCTGCAGTACAGACAGCATCTCAAAAACGTATTCAGCATATTGCTAGAAGGTTTGCGGAGACAGGTGTTAAAAGACTTATTGAAGGTGTGTATCATTGTATGCGCGATTCTTTGGATAAAAATATTGGCTTAGTTGACAATGGAATGTTTTACTCTATTAACCCCAAGGATTTACCAAGTGATATGGAATGTGATGTCCATTTAGATATAGGTGAAAATTCTAATTCAAATATGATTTCAAAGTTAGGTAAAGTAGGCAGCGAAATTCTTCCGTCGTTAAACGAACAAGGACAAGGAATGGTTGTTAAACCATCTGCACCTGCAGTGTTAGCAACAAAGCTTATAGAAAACTTAGGTTTAGATTCAAACGATTTCTTAGAAGACTATACTACACAAGAGTTTAAAGACAAAGCTGCTAAAGCTTTAGAAGAACAAACTGCTAAAGCTAAAGAAACAGCAGACTTAGAAGCTGCTAAAATAAAATTAGAAGGAGAGCAAGCTCAAGCAAACATTGGGTTTACTAAAGCTGAAACTAAAAATTCATATGACGATAACTCTAAACAACTAGCAGTATCTATAGATAAACACTTCCAAGAATGGAGTAAGTTAAAATTAGAAGCAGATGAAAAAGGTTTAGACTTAGGTCCAAGACCAGACTATTCAACAATACTAGCAATGGCTAAACAAATAATAGGTGAAGGTCAAGAGCCTGCGCCACAACAACAAGGTCCTGCAATTGGGCCTGACAATCAAGGAGCTCAATAATGGCAACAGTAACATTAACAGCCGCTGGTATAGGCGGTACACAGTCAGGGACGATCACAACTGCAGGCGGATCTGGTGGCGGTAAAGTCATAGTCGCAAACGATAGTGATGCACCAATAACATTTAAAGTATCAACAGCCGGAGCGGTAGTACTTACCGATCAGTACTGCGATGCTAAAAGTTTTAAACTAGTTACAGGTTTAAACAATGGCGCAACTACACTAACAGTTCTATCAACACCTCACGGTACTGCAGCGCAGTCTGGAGAGATTGTTTATTTAACACTAGTAACTTAATAAAGTAAATGGATAAATATCGTAGAGCAGCTGAGAAGAAGCTGGGCGATAAAGTCCATCCCGATATAATCGCACAAGAAGCTCTGGAAAAAGCAGAGTTTTCTTCGCGAGAAAGGGAGTACTTTTTCAACAACGCTTATGGTGATTTACTTACTGATTATTTTGTTGAGTGGTTAAAGACTGCTCCACATGAATCAAAGCATCGTGAGTTTATTTATAACAGCGCCCTTGCGCTAGGCGACGTGAAAGCACGTCTAATACAAGCAGAACTATATGGTAAAAATATACCATACATGAAGGACATGGAGGACAACAATGCGTTTAATTAATTATGAAACACTAGTTGAAAATTGTAAAGATATCATAAACACTCTTGAGCATGACTCAATGAGATCATCTGGAAAGATGAAGATGAACTCTGATACAATTTTAGCTTTATACAAGTTACTATCTACATATCAAGAAAAGGTAGTTAAACAGAAACCTACCCCTAAAAAGAAGGAGGGTTAATAAATGGACAACGAAGAATCTCTACCCGCAATGGATGACGTTCAAGTTGATGGTCAATCTGAACAACAACTCCTGGATGCTGTAATGAAAGGATCCGAGCTAGCGCAAGCTGCCGGCCTGGTACCGCTACCCAATGAGGAGATTGTCGAAGATGGCCCGGTGGAATCAGATGAACAAGAAGACCAAGATACTGAGGAAGCCGTTAGTGAAGATGAAGGTGAAGAAGTAGAAATAGTTGAAGAGGAAGATGTTATTGAGGATGCCGCGGAAGCCGCTACCCAAGAAATAGATGTCTATACCTCTGACGATTTAGACTTAGACGCACAGGTATCTGTCAAAATAGATGGAGAAGAAACCGCCGTGTCTTTTGGTGACCTACTTAAAGGTTACACAACTGAACAGAGTCTTTCTAAAAAGGGTCGTGAACTCGGAGAAGCACGCGCAGCTTTGGACAAAGAACGAACAGAGAAGTTAGAAGAACTTGATAAAGTTGTTTTAGCATCTGCTGGCGTCATTGGCCAGACTGAGCAAGTATTCGCTAAGGAATACCATGATATCGAAGCTAAGATTAAAAAAGCTAGAGAAGATGGTGATACTTTTGAAGTTAACGAACTTAAAGATAAACGTGAGCAAAGCCAAGAAAAATACTGGCAGGCTCGCAACCAACGTGAAGGAATGATAAAGGCTGCTGAAGAGCATAAAAATAAAGCTCTTCAAGAAAACTATGAAAAAGAAATACAGTATTTTCAAGAAACAATACCTACTCTTATTCCAGACTTTAATCAATCTGTTGCTAATAAGATACGTGAATTCGCACTTGCTGAAGGCATTAATGCTGAATCTCTTGATAGAATTACGGATCCTGCTATCGTTAAATTTGTTGATGATTTTAGGCGACTTAAACAAGGTGTTACTAAAGGCACAGCTAAAAGAAAAGCTGTAGCCGCAAAGAAAGCCTTGCCAACTAAGAAACCTACATCTACTAAAAAGAAAACTGCAGACAGAGAATCTATGATAAAAGCTAGAGCATTTAAACAAGGTTCTAGTAAAGCTGATCAAGATGCTTTCCTGCGGCAATATGCTTCTAAATCTCTAAACTTATAATATAGGGTACAAACCCTAGGAGTAAAACAATGGCAAAGACAATAGGCTCACGAGCCGTAGCCACTGGTCGTGGTGGAGCTGACGTAGCGTCAGGTACATCAGATGCAATGGTGTCACAGAGAGAAGATCTCTCTAACTTTATCAGCATGATTAC